AATATCTTCTGTTGCTTTTAAAAATGGTTTTAACATATCTTCTGAAAAATTATCAGTAGATGGTCTTGATATGGGTGCACCGCCACCTGTTGGTAATCTATTTTTTAACAGATAGGGTTTTTCTTTTTCAAGTTTATTTTTTACATAATCTTGAACTGGTAATTGTTCATACCCATCTATTACAACTGGTATCCCTTCTTTAATCTGCATTTGATCTTTTGGTACAAGGTTATTCAATACCAACTCTGGATCATGGGTTATTTCTGATAATGCTTGCATTGCAGGGGCAATAAGTTCCAGTTCCCTATTTCTTGCGGTTAACTCTTCAATTCTCTTTTTATCTTCAGCAGATTTATCTCTGTATTGCTGTTCTAATTTCTGTGTAGCTTCTGTGTACTTTCCTTCACTCTCAAGCTGTTCTCGTTCATGTTTTTGTTTAAATGCTAACAAAGACTCATAATCCTCTGGCACTTTGGTTTCTTTTTTTTGATTCTGAAGCTTGCCAATTAGTTCATAGTTTTTTGCTTCTAATTTTTTAATTGATTCTTTAAGTTGATCAACTTCTGTGTTGTTTGGTGTTGGTGGCGTAGCCACTTCCTTTGTTTCTTCTGACATAAATTAAAGCGTAGCCTTTAAAAATTAATATATCAGATTTATGACCATTTGACTTTATCAGCCCAAAAAGCAGCACTCATTCTTCCTTTTGCAATATTTTTTGCATGTCTTGCTTTAAATGATCTTCGCTTTGCTTTATCTGCATCTGACTCGCCTTGTCTAGGTGGTTTATTCTTGGCACCCTGCATACCAAAACGAATTAGTTTTACTCTATCGCCTTCTTTTGCTAAAACAACGTGTGACTTTTTTGGATGGTTTGGTGTTCTTTTTGGTTTATTAAAACCAGCAAGACCAAATTTTTTTATTCTAGGGTCACTCATCTTTTTCTATATTTTTTAAATATGGCCATATCAACTGTTCTTGCTTTATCTCCTCTCATATAACTATTAACTCGACCCATCGCCCATGCAGCCATTGGTACATTACGAGAACCGCCAGAAAGATATGCACCTTGACCTTTTCTATACACTTCTGCAAGTTCGCCATATTTAAATTTAGTACCTTCAGCCTTTTTTTTAAGGCTATTTTTTACGGCGGCGCTTAGTGGTTTTCTTCTGCTTTTTTGTGACATCTTGGGCAACTCTTGATTTTTGTACAGCTTTAATATCAATATAGGCACCTGCTTTATAAAGCTTTGCTGTTCTTTTAATCTCTGCAGCTTTTGCAGCAGGGTTTCTTGAACCAGCCAAATAAACTTTATTGATGCCAGTTTTTTTATCTTTAGGTTGCCTTCTTAGCTTTCGCATCTTTCTTTGGTTTAGGAATCTGCTTTACTTTTTTTGCTTCAGACAATCTTTCAGCTAATGATTTTCCCATTACTTTTTACCGCCCTTTTTCTTTTTTTTCTTTGGTGGTCTACCCACTTTAGTACCATAGGTACCTTTTCCCATTGGCATGATTTACAAAGCAACTATTAATATCATATCTTTTATTTTGTTTTCCGTCTTGTTTTTTTCTTTTTCTTACCAGCTTTTGATAAAGCAATAGCAACTGCTTGGCTTCTTCCATAACCTTCTTGCATAAGTTGCCTTATATTGCTTGTAATTGTCTTTGGTTGTCTCCCTCTTTTAAGTGGCATTTGGATATTTTTTTATTAACTCCTTTAATGGTAGCTCTGTTCCATCATCTTTAATTATTAATCGCAAAGCCTCTCTTGGACTTTTTCTTTTTTTATCAATCAAATAATTAAAAAATCTTTTTTTATTACCAAGTGCATCTGTTTGTATTGATGGATTATCTTTTAACCAAGTCGCATAATTCATACCTTGTGGCACTCTGCCAGTAGCACTTGGGCGAGTATCAGGAAATCTTTTTCGTAAATCTTCGTCATCTATAATCGGAACAGTAGTTGACCTACAGTTAAAATGTTGTGGTGGCATAGGACCTTCTCCATATTTAAAAATTCTTCCATCTAAACTTCCGCAGATTGCACTTGTTCTCGCATCTAAAGTTGCGACATATTCATATCTTTGCGTAACCTCTTGGTTTGCTGCATATGTTTCTTGATTAACAGAATTTTGTACTTGATTAACAGAAGTTCGTACAATAGTGATTACTTGGTTGTTTGCTAACTTCATGCCATCGCCACCAGCAAGTCTTTGTGCTTTTGCTGTCATGTTTTGGTTTGCGCCAAACTGCAACCTGCCTCTTAGTCTTTTTGCTATCTTTGGTATTGATTCGCCTTCTGTAATACCAATACGAATCTGACTAGAAATTAATTCTGCTTGCTTTGTAGATATTCCACGAAAAGCTTTTTCTGCTACTTGGCCGCTTGGTAAAGTTATTGCTGAACCTTTTGCTGCAGTAAGGTTAAATGTTCTCTGGACAGTAGATTCTAAGTCAGTTGGTAATGTTAATATGTTTACTTCTGTCGGGTCAGTAAAAACAATACTACGAGCAAAGTCTGGAGATATTTGTACAGAGTTAACTCCAACAGTACCTTTTGGTAACACCCTTTCAAGTTGATCTTTTACAAATTCTGTTTGAAATACAGCAAGACCTTGTAGTTCATCTGCTAAATAAACTGCACTAGCATTAGACCAACTTTCAAGACTTTCTTTCATTTGTACCAACATAGCCCTTATTCTTGCAACAGTAGCTGGTGCTGTTACTTCATCTATGGTTGCCAATTTATTTGTTAAATCTAAAATTACATTGTTATAATTCGTAACAATCTGTCTAGCAACTTGGTTGCTGTAGCGGTTTAAGTCAATCGCCTCTCTGTAAAAAGTCTCAGGTGTTGACATAAATTACTCTTCATCTTGTTCTGGTTCATCTGGTTCTGCTTCTTTCTTTGGCTGTGCCATTTCAACCATGCCACCAGTTTGCGTTGCTTCTATTTCTTCTTCAACATCAAATTCATCACCAAGAACCTCACCCTCTGTAAGTTGGTCAAGAAGTGTTTTCTGTGTAATAGAACCAGAAGTGTAAAGTGTAAGTAATGCTTGTATTTCTAATGGCTCAAGTCTTTGTGATAGGAAGTCTCTGTTTACAAAACAACTTCCAGCTTCAGAATTTATATATTGACCATGAAACATTAAACAGTTATCAATCATGTCTTGCATCTGTTGAGCAACAACCATCATTGTTGAATCGCCTTGCGATCTATCTATTCGTTTTGCTTCTGCTGTTTCTGCAGATAACTTTTGACCAAGTACTGCTGCAAGACCTAATTCGTTGATTTGACTTTCCAATCTGTCTAATCTACGAAACTGTGCATCATAACTCTTACCATCTGGTTCAATATATTCAGCACGACCATCTGCTGGAAACGCAATAGCTTCGCCGGGTCCAGCCGATACCTCTTCAGCATTTTGTGGAAAGCCATAAAAAGCAAGCATTGGTACAGCAGAAATATGTAATTGGTTATCAAGATCAGATTGTATTTGATAAGCTTTTAAATTTAGTTCTGCTATATCTGCCATAGGTGGTCTTGAGTCAAGCAAGTTAACCCTGTTGGAATAAGCAACAGAAAAAGGTATTTTATCTACTGGCATTGTTCCTTCATCTACTTTTACAAACTTACCTGTCTTTGCTTTTCTATGTATTTCAAAATTGCCGGGCGTTAGCAAGCGAACTTGCTCTACAATCTTTTCGCCATAAAGACCATCTGGCTCAGATACTTTTTCTTGTAGTCTTAATTGTGTAAACTGCATTTCGCCATCTAACATCTCTGTTCTCCAACCAAGAATATCTCGAGGTGTATATGTTACCCAATATGGTCTACCGCTAGAACCAGTTGCTGGCGCATCTACTAAAACGCCAACATGTCCATAACGAATCATTTTTCTTGCTGTCTCATATGTCCAAACATTAAGATCATTGCCTTGTAAATCTACGTTGAACAACTGTTCTCTTATTGCATCTCCTGTCTCATTAAGTCTTACTGGTTTACGAGTAAGCATACCAGCCAACATTCTTTCTAATCTAAGAAAGTAAGGTGGGCAAACAGAACGAGCTAATCTGTTATCATAACTTTCATCAAGTTCCCTAGGTTCTTGCATAAGATATTTTCTATGCTTTGACCTCATTTGATATGTTCCGCCAAGTAAATCTTCTATTAATATCCAATGTGGTTCTTGCTGAAACCATGTATTGTTAGGGTCATTTATTTCTGT